GCTTTTCATGTTTCTTACCATAAGATAAATCTTTAGAAAATTTAGTTACAGAGAAATCGCTCTCTCGTAACTTTTTAATATTATTACTCTTGTTTTCTTTTATCTGTGTTTTCATTAATGTAACCTATTTTTTTTTAATTTAAGCATGTCCTCAAGAGTAACATTATATTCATTTTTAGGATTAGTTAAAGATTCTACTCCTTCATCAAATATTATATCGGGTCTTTCTAATGCCATTTTAACCATACCATGTGCTATAGTTAATGCAATACTATACTCTGAAGTAAGGGGTATATTTTTAGGCTCAATAATAGTACAGCCAAATCCCTCATCAGCAGGGTATACTGATATTGTAATAATATTTTTATTATCTAATCCATTACTATTCTCCATTTTATTTTCCAATTAGTTTTAAAAAATGCATAGCGTCAACAATAGCTAATGGCTGATGATTATTCATTTTAATTATAGCAACTGGCACATCCGTTACTTTAGAATTACTTTGTGCTTGAGCAATAATATCATATATACCTTTAAATGTTTCTTTGTTTTTACATTCAAAAGAATAAGGTATTAATTTTTTAGCAGGATTAGATAATTTAATATCTTCTCCTGTCTCACCCATTATAGCACAACTTACATCATTATCATCTAATGTTTTAAATATAGAGAGTAGGGTATCTCTTACCCAATTTTGTAGCCTTCTACCTTTGGCTTTTCTACTGCGTACTGTCGACATCTTCTTTTCTACTATCAACCTTAGTATACCAAAAGTATTTAGGATTAATAGCTTTTGATTGCTGTTGTGGTAAATATTCTAATCCTTCCCAACATGCTTTTTTATATGGACAAAAAGAACATTCCTTTCCAAGGACTCTGTTACCTGTTAATTTTTTATTAAAAGATTCTGGTATATCTTCATATAATCTTTTAAATGGAGCGTTTGTATTTAATGCATGAACATTTTTCTTTGCCTGTTCAATAGCTTTATTTTTATGTTCATCATCATTAATAGGAGTCTCAACTACTGACCATTCTCCTGTAGATTTATTAATGGCAATCCACCCACCAAAATCTTTATCATCTGCACCTGCATATAGATATCCTTGTGATACATACCCAAATGGGTCATCTTTTAGTAACGCATCAAAACCCCCTGCCTCACCAAATTTATATTGAAAAGAATATGGGGATGCACTTTTTATATCCCATATTTTATCCATAATTTTTACATCATATGTACCATTGATTTCATCATCACCAAATACATATTTAACTTTCTTTTGAAAGTCATCTATTTTAACACCAGATGATTTTAATATTGCTACAGCCAATGCTTCAATTAAATCTCCAAATATAAATCTCATTTTAGAATTGTATGGGGGTGTCTCAGCTTCTGCCCCACTCTTTTCCATTTGTAATTGACAAAGGGGTCTACCAATCATACTCATACGAGGTTTAAATTCTGTTTCCCTTTCCTCTACAAATTGTTTTACAAAAGCTTGTTTACAAGCCTCTCCAAATTCATTTATAATAGTACTAGATATAGGAACAGAGGCCTTATTGGCCTCCGTTAAAAATAATTGTACTCTGTTTAAAATACTAGACACTAAGCTTGTAACACCATTTCGGGGTCATCAGAAAGTTCATTAATAACTTTTGCAGATGCCGCATCGTGTTCCTTATTGCTATTGGCGTTTTGCCATTTTGTTGATACTCGAGTATTTTCTTCTTCAATTAAAGCATTAAACATATCCATATGTTCTAAGTCTTTTTTAGTAAAAGCAATTTCCTCGTTACCTATATTTACTTCTGACACATAGTACACATTACTACCTGCCTTTCTTCTTTTTGTCGTTAGATTTAATACATGATTTTGCATTAAACTTTCTCTACCTTTAAGACTTTTTAAAGCCTCTCCAATAGGTGTAAAGTTTGACCCTGTAACTCTAAACAATACAGGCATAGCATCTACTTTTGTAGGCTCTCCTGTAGGAGTTGTAGCATCCATAGAAACTAAACCATATACTAAACGATAACATTTAATATTACGTTGAGCATCTACTTGTGCTTGAGTTAATTGTTCTTTATCTTTACCTATTACTTTACCACATCTAACTCCACCATTTGTATCAATGGGTTCATCTTTCCATGATTTAAAGATAACAGAAGAGCATGGATAATTATTATTATCTGGGTCATACTCCATGTATTGATAAGCATTAATAAAAGGTCTAAATTGTATAGCCTTATCCTTAATACTATAAACTTTAGATTCTATACTAGAATCATAAGTACTGTAAACGCCTGCTGATAATTGATTTCCATCATCATCTTCAGCCGCTCTATTTATTATAAGCCTGTCAATTGTGCCTGTACTTATTACAGACCCATCATCTTGGCCGGTCATTTTCATTATCTCCTCTTTACTAAGAGAGTCAAATGCCTTCAAGTCATTTACCATAGTTTACCTTTCTTGGTTAATTTAAATATACCTATAACATACTAGACAGGATACTGTCAAGAAGCATAAATTTTTGTGTCTAACCAATTAGAGCCTACTTTTAATTCAACATCTAGTGGAACATTGAAATCAATTCCATACATATCTTTCATCCGTTGAATTACTCCCAAACACCCATTGTTTAGGCACGAAGCGACTACTCGTTCTTCACCGGGAAAAACATCTGCCACAATAGAGTCATGCACAGTATTGATAAGTAGGCTCTTGGTTTTATGTTCCTCTAATAATTCTTGTATATTTATACAAGCTAAAGGAACAATATCAGCAGTAGCAAATCCCTGCACAGGATAATTTTTTATCTGTGTAGAAAAACTTGAACCACCCCATGACATGCGTTCTACTTTAGGAAAGGCATACTGTCTACCTGTTGGTAGCGTAACAACTTTTGTTCTAATTGCCTCATTTTGTAGTTTTTCATGCCAAGCTTTTATATCCGGATATTTTTTTAAGAAAGCCGAATAATATCTTTTCTCATCTTCAGAACCAGACATACCCCCATAAAGAGGTTTAAATGTATGAGGCTTTGCCTCTTGTCTAGAACATCCAATAATATCTGCTGTATATTGATGTACATCTACACCATTATTTATATCTTCTATTCCTTGTTTATCTTGGGCAAGAAATACAGCAGTACGAAATTCTAATTGGGCATAATCTATTTCCATAATACTACCACCATCAAATCTAGAACTAATAACTTTACGAATAGGAAAGGTACTACCTCTAGGTTGATTTTGAAAGTTAGGATTACGACTTGATAGTCTACCTGTTGATGTTACAGTTTGCATAAACCTAGGATAAAGAAAACCTTTATCTGTTGTAAATTTTTTTATACCGTCAACAAAAGTACTAAGGTATGTTTCTAATGCATTGTATCTTACAATTTTCTCAACAAATAATTTTAAATCTTCATTAGCTGTTTTAGATATTTTAACTAAAGTTAGCCTATCAGATTTAAATCCACCTTCAGATATTTCCATAACAGAAGTTACTTTACCAGAAAATCCTGCCTTATCATTTAATTTTTTATATACAAAACCTTCACCTTTACATTCAGAACATTTACTTAAATTTTTGTATGGACTGCCATCTACTTTTATTTTTTGTATAGTTCCTCTACCCTTACATACAGGACATTGCTCTGCTTTAGTTTTATAGACAGGCTCTAATTGACTATCAAATATTTTTTTTAATTGTTTTATTGTAAATCTAGGTCTGCGTTTTTGTTTTTTTGTAACCTTATCAATACCTAAATTAAATATTCTAGACCACTCTTTTTTATTTTTTACTTGCACTCCATAAATTAACCAAGATAATTGCTCTGGACTTGCAGGATTAATTTTGGTATCTCCCATACGAGTATATATTTCTTCATCTATTTTTACTCTCAGTGCATCATACTCTGTTTGAAAATCTTTTTCAACTTCATCTAATGCTTTTCTATCAATGTAAATACCATTGTCTTCCATCTTTGTTAGCACAACCACAAACTGACACATGTTTTGTATTGTTTTAATTAAATGTTTATGTTGTGGTTTTTTTAATTGTGACATTTGTGCATCAAATAAAGACCTTGTTGCTTTAACATCTAGCCTACCATACTCTTCTACAATACCAATAGGTATATTTTCAAATGAGATATTATTTTTTAGATAAGGCTCTGTTAAATCAGATTTTTGTATAACGCCTCTAAATGCACAGCAATCTTTTAATGTTAAACTTCTTTTAATACCTCTATTAAAAATATATTCTACTAGCATTGTATCACAAACTCTACCATTATATTTAAAACCTGCTTCCCATAGCCATAGCAAATCAAACTTTATATTATGTCCTACAAGTAATGTAGTCTTATCTAGTATATCCTGTATTACTTTTCTATTAGGTATACCTTTAAATTCTCTGTGTTTAAAAAATATATATTCATCATTAATACCAAGAGATACTAAAAAGTTATCTGGATTTTTAGCCGAAGGGTCTTTCTTTCCTTCATCATTAAGTTGGAAACTTGTCTCTACATCAAATACACTAATCATTTTCTATAACTTTCTTGGGTTTCTATACTATGACAATTTGCACAAAGGACTATACATTTTCTCATTTCTGTTTTTATTCTTCCCCATTGTTTATAACTACTCCTTCTCATACACGCAACATTTTCTATTTTTGTAGATGGGTCTACATGATGAAACTGTAATGCCACTGGATTTTTTTTATAACCACAATGAGAACAACCTTTAAATCTTTTAACTCTATCTATCCTATTTGTAATCCAAGCACGAACAGTCCTATGTCTTCTAATACTACCTTGTCTTTTATTTTCCCAACCTTGAGGAGAATACCACATAGGTTTACCTCTTCTATCTTTTCTTCCAGAGTTTTGTGAATGATATCCACCAAATATAAAACCATCTTCTCTTGTTGTCACCCCTCTAATCATACATCATACCTTGATAATTCTGGTATTATAGTACAAACAATCTGCCCATGCCAACCTGTTATTTTATTTTTACTTATGTATAGGCCCCTTACATTTTGGTCTGTATCAACTTTATCTCTAAAACCTACACCAATAATAACATCTGCCTCTGCGGCTTTACCTGTTTTACTACCCTCCATCATATCAAATGTTAATTCAAATTTACCATGACCATCTGCTGATGCCTGTGATATAGCAACAACACAGCAATTATTTCTTTTAGCTATTTCTCTTGCCCCGGTATACACAGCCCTAAGTTTTTCATCTGTTCTAGCAAAATTACCTTTAACATTTACTTTATCTAATTGGTCTATAACTAATATATCTGGTTTTTCTTTTTGAACAAACTCATCTACCTCATCTAATGACCAATCAACAGTATCAAGTATCTTAATATTTTGTTCTACTTCGGCCCATTTTTCTTTAGTTTTATCCATATCTGCTCGTATTTCATCAAAGGTCATGCCTGTATGAGCATTAATTAGTCTCATCTGTGTCCTAATTGCAGGCTCTTCATTGATAAGTGCACACACTTTAGCACCTTGAGAGGCAAATCCGTCAATTCCTGCGACTAAATTTACCCAGAACGCTGTCTTACCACTCTCGGGTCTAGCAAATACAACTACAAGATTACCTTCACCAACACCATTAACTTTATCTCTTAGCATAGGAAGATTAAATTTAAATTTTGTATTATCTTTTAGTTTATCTATTAAACTATTTACATCAGATGTAATATATTCATATTCATCTTTATCTATATCATCAAAAGATATTTCTAATTCTTTTTTTATTTCTGCAAAATCAGAGTCTTTACCATTATATATCTCTGTTGCTAATACTGCAATTTTATTTGCTATTCGTCTTTTAAATAGAGAACGAATAATATTATTGGCTATGTTTTCACTAGGTAATGTTAAACTTTTTATCTCATCTATTAAAGAATAAAAGTTTTCTTTCTTTGCTCTTGTAGATGCAGGATTGTATACATCCATATGTAACGAAGATACTTCACTAATACTTAAATCATTATCAGAATCATCATGTGCATTTTGAATTGTTTCGTATAGTTCCCCTGTGCCATTAGTAAAAAATTCTTTTGATAATTTACTTTTATTTTTATTATAAAATTTTTTATTTAATAATAATTTTATTAATTCCTTTTCCATTTTGTCGCTTTCATTTGTTTAATTATTTCTTTCATTACATTTGTTTTATTTTTATCTTTCCATAAATCTATATAAAACTTTGCAGTTTTTTTGTCAAGTCTACAAGGTGCAAGAGACAGAGGCCATGTTCTTAAATATGCCAAATAACTTCTACAACCCATCATGTACATAGGAAGTTCATTTCGTTTTAATTTTAATTTTTTATACTCCCCATTATGTGCATACACACAATGAAAATATTTTTGTTTTTCTAAAATAAACCAAGGATGTGTGCCACAATCAACTAATTTCCACATTACGATATCACCTTGTAATCATTTCCATAATGCCAGTCATCTGTTTCTTTACATCCAGAACAAATTCTATTTCCATTCCAAGTGCTTTCAAATGGTTTATAACACATCATACATTTTCTTTCTTTTTTATCAACCTTTGGCTTTTCTTTTTTATAACCAGTTTTCCACATCTCTGTATACTCAGCTTTTTCTTTTAACATTTTTTTTACTTTCCCGTAACATATCAATCCATATATCTTCAAATGAACGTATACTTTTTTTTATGTTCGATTTTGTTTTTACTTTATCTTTTAAATTCATGTACATGAAATCAACTAGTAAGTCAAGAAACTGTTGTTGAAACATTTTTTTAGGCATTACCACACTTCTCCTCATCTTTTACTTTGCTACAATAAAACTCTTTTGCTTTGTTTTTCTTTATCTTTTGTTTTTCTAATATTTTCTTTTTCTTCTCTGGATTTGGACTAGTCTCTAATGCCTCATCAATAACTTGTATGGTTTCTTTTGCAACAAAATATGTACAGCCTTGTAATAAAAATAAAAATAATATAATAAATTTAAGCACTTACCCACCAATCTGGTGCGGATACACCACGTTCCCATTTAGCAAAATAAGATTTAGCACCTTGATAATATTTTCTGTATGCAATTACATAATCCTTATCTTTATATTCATCTGGCATACATTGAGGGGGCTCAGTAATAGACATATTAAATTTATTATATTTCATACTATAACCTTCTGGTATATCATCTATATAATTATTATCATAGATATTATTTATAATTCTAGAAGATTTATGTAATTTTTTAAATCGTTTACAATATTCTTGACTAATCCATACAGCATTTTCTAATGCCCATCTAAAATTTGCACGACTAAATCCTACCCATTTAGTCATAGGATGATTAGGATATGCAGATTTGTATAAACTATTAGGTATAACTTTTTTTTCTTCATCACAAAGTTTTTTTTGAAACTCTGATTGATGTTGATGTACAGCAGTAGATAACATCTGTGCTGACTCTAATAACATTTTTGGCACATGCTTATCACATAAAGCATTAGCCGCCCATTGAGGGTCTCTATGTAAAAAAAATATATTCATTGTAA